GCTTACTTGCATAATGGCAACCTTTCCATCAGTCACGCCTGCCTACGGCATCCAAAAAACAAGCGCACCCGCAACGCGCACGGTGCGTTTTGGTGATGGTTACGAACAACGCACAAGCCTGGGCCTTAACCAGAATCCCAAGGTTTACAACCTGACGTTTAACGTCACCGAAACTGATTCAGACACAATCGAGACGTTTTTGGACGCAAGAGCTGCAGACAGCGCAAGTTTTGACTTTACCCCGCCAGGCGAGGGCAGCAGTTCTAAGTTTGTTTGCGAGGACTGGAGCAAGTCAATTCCGTACTTGAATCGCGCCACAATCCAGGCAACATTTAGGCAAGTCTTTGAACCGTAATGGCTGTTGCTGCTTGGGCTGCTAGTACCGCTTTTGCTGTTGGCGACATTCGTCGTGCGAGCGTTACGCAGAACAGCGGCTTGGTGTTCAAATGCACCACGGCTGGAACGTCAGCAAGCGCAGAGCCAACGTGGCCGACTGACATTGGAAGCACAGTCACAGACAACACTGCTGTTTGGACTGCAATTAGTTCTGTTTACGCCGACCTGTCAGGGCTGGCACTGAACGCAATCATTGAACTGTTTGAGCTGCATTACGACAACACACTGCACGGCAGCACAGACATCTTGCGGTTTCATGCAGGCAGCAACGCAGACGTAGACGGCAACATTGTTTGGTCGGGCAACTCTTACGTTCGCTTGCCAATCAAGGCGGAGGGCTTCGAGTACGCAAACACCGGCACGTTGCCACGCCCCACACTGACCGTTGCCAACCTGAACGGGGGAATCACGGCGCTGCTGCTTGGCGTCAACGCAACAACACCCGGCAACGATTTAACAGGCGCAAAAATCAAAAGGATTCGCACCTTGAAACGGTTTCTTGATGGCGAGACTGCGGCAGATCCTTACGCGACATTCCCTGTTGAGGAATGGTTTGTAGATCGAAAGGCAAGTGAAACCCGAGACGTAGTTAGCTTTGAGCTTGCCAGCAAGTTCGACCTAGACAACAAGCAACTCCCGAACCGCCAAGTTGTGGCAAACATCTGTCAGTGGGAATACAAAAGCTCAGAGTGCAGCTATAGCGGCAGCGACTTTTTCGACGTAAATGATGACAGCGTGAGCACTACAGCTCAAGACAAGTGCGGCAAACGGCTCAGCAGCTGTAAGAAAAGGTTTGGGGACAACGGTGAGTTGCCGTTTGGGTCATTCCCTGGGGCGGGGCTGCTCTCATGATGCTGCCACCGTCTCTGATGGAAAAGATTCGGCTGCACGCTGCCGAGGAAAGCCCCAAAGAATGTTGCGGGCTAGTGGCGGTGGTCAAAGGTCGCCGCAAGTATTTTCCATGTAAAAACCTGGCAGTCACACCTGAGGAGCATTTTGCGCTTGACCCGCTGGACTATGCAGCAGTGGAAGACCAAGGCGAGATCGTTGCCGTTGTTCATAGCCACCCAGTTACAAACCACGCACCATCACAGGCTGATCGGGTGGCGTGTGAGCAAAGCGGGTTGCCTTGGCACATCATCAACCCCAACACCGGTAACTGGGGCTACTGCGAGCCAGAAGGCTTTGAGTTGCCCTACGTGGGCCGTGAGTTTGCCCATGGGACGGTTGACTGCTACAGCCTGTGCCGCGACTGGTACAAACGCGAGTGGGGCCTTGAGCTGAAGAACTATCCAAGGCGTGATCAGTGGTGGGAGAACGGCCAAAACCTGTATCTAGACAACTTTGAAAAAGAGGGTTTTCACCGCATACCAGTGTCAGAGCTGCAGCGGGGCGATGCGCTGTTGATGCAGCTGTCTTCGCCTGTGCCGAATCATGCAGCGATCTACATCGGGGACCAGCAGGTTTTGCACCACATACAGGGAAGGCTGTCTAGCAGAGACGTTTACGGCGGGTATTATGCAAAGAACACCGCTTGCGCCTTGAGGCATGAAAGTCGTTAAGGTCTACGGCGCATTGCGAGAGCAGTTAGGCCAAGGCCAGTTTGAGTTTGTTGCTGATACCCCTGCACAAGCATTAAAAGCTTTGCTGGTTAATTTTCCAGGTCTTGAAAAGTGGTTAATAGATAGTGAGCAGCGTGGCGTTGGGTATCGGGTAACAGTAGGCAAACAAGCTGTTCACGACGAAGATGTGTCGGGACTGTTTTTGCCTTGGAGCGAACAAGAAATCTTCAGTATTACGCCTGTACTGACGGGAGCGGGAGGAGGAACTGGGCAGATCCTTGCCGGGGTTGGATTGGTTGCTGCTGCAATTATTCTTGGCCCAGCAGCTGGGGGTTTTTTAGGACTAGGAGCTGGACTTGCAGGCGGAGGCGCGGGAATCATTGGCGGCGTAGCGGCAACTGCAATTGGTGCGATTGGTGCCAGCTTGATTTTTGGCGGGGTTGCTCAGTTGATTTCACCAGCGCCAAGGCCACCTGGCCTTACGGAGCAAAACGAAGCAACCCGCTTGGAATCCAACAGCTTTAGCGGGATTGTCAACACGACCCGGCAAGGCGTGCCCGTTCCAATAGCTTATGGGCGCGTTTTTGTTGGCGGAGCAGTAATTTCTGCCAGCCTTGACACTGACGAAGTTTGACAATGACTGAATCAAAGTACATTGCAGGCGCTGGCGGCGGCGGTGGCGGCGGCGGCAAAGGTGGCGGTGGCGGCAGCAGTGGTGGCGGCAGCAGCACGCCGACTGAGCAGGATGATTCGCTCCAGTCAAAACAGTTTGGCCAAGTCCTTGATCTCATAAGCGAAGGTGAAATTGAGGGTTTAGACGACGGCAACAAGAGCGTTTTTCTTGATGGAACGCCCATCCAAGATTCTTCAGGCAACAACAACTTCTCAGGTTTCACCGTTGTCACCCGTAGCGGTACGCAGGCTCAGACGTATATCCCCGGCGACTTTGGCAATGTAGAGAATGAAGTTACTGTTGGCGTGGAGGTGACAAATGCCAGCTCTGTTACCAGGCAAATTACTGACACTAATGTTAATCGTGCTCGTGTAACTATCACCGTCCCATCGCTTCAACGACTTGAAGATGACGGAGACATTGTCGGCACTAGCGTTAATTTGAATATTCAAGTGCAGTACAACTCTGGCGGTTTTAATAGCGTCAAAACCGACAAGATTAGCGGCAAAAGCAGCAGCCAGTATCAGAGAGACTATCTGTTCACATTGTCTGGAGCTTTCCCTGTAGACATCAAAGTTGTTCGTACCACTGCAGACACAAGCAGCACAAAACTGGCGAACAAGACCAACTGGTCAAGTTTTACTGAAATCATCGATGCAAAGCTGCGTTATCCAAACAGCGCCTTAGTTGGTTTGCGGTTTGACTCTCGGCAGTTCAACGCAATCCCGCAGCGCAAGTATTTAATTCGGGGAATCAAAGTCAGAATTCCCAGCAATGCAACCGTCGACACAACAACTCATCTAGGACGGATTACGTATTCCGGCGTATGGGATGGGACTTTTTCTGCAGCAACTTGGACAAACGATCCAGCTTGGTGCTTATTCGATTTGCTTACAGATACACGCTACGGCGCGGGCGTACCTGAGGCGTCTCTTGATCGTTATGACTTTTTTGCCATCAGTCAATACTGCAACGAGTTGGTTGATGATGGCAAAGGTGACGAAGAGCCGCGATTCAGCTGCAACCTTTTAATCAATCAGCGCAGGCAGGTTTACAACGTCATTCAAGAGATGACCAGCATTTTTAGAGGGATTTCGTATTACGGCGCTGGATCGCTTGTGCTTTTGCAAGACAAACCGTCTGACGCTCAATACACGCTAGGACCATCAAATGTGGTTGAGGGGTTGTTTTCTTACTCTGGTTCGTCGCTTCGCAGCAGGCACACCTGTGCGACGGTCGCGTATCAAAGCTACGACGAGCAAGGCGAAGTTTCTTTTGAATACGTTGAAGACGAAAACGCAGTTTCAAAGTACGGCGTCAACAACAAAGACATCAAGGCAGTTGGTTGCTACTCGCAGGGGCAGGCCAACAGGCTTGGCAAGTGGACACTGTTAAGTGAACAAGATTTGTACGAAACTTGCACATTTGGAATTGGGATTGATTCAGGCATTGTTTTGCGGCCTGGCATGGTTGTAGACATCGCAGATCCATTACGCAGTGGAACACGTAGGAATGGTCGCGTTTCCTCGGCTACAACTTCCCAGATAACAATTGACAGCGAAACTGATTTAGATGTCAACACGGGCAACGGTCCTACCGTTTCGGTAATC